TTAGCTGGGTTCAGTTTTGATTGTTTATTATTTGCTTGTTTTGCCGCATTCACGCTAACCAACATTTCATCCAGTCCTTCAACCGGATTCATATCTTCAAGGTGACGAGCTTCATTTCGCGACATCCAACCATCAGTGATAGCCGCATGGTAGAACGTTGCTCGCTCACCTGCAGTACCGCGCATAATCCCAGCAAGATTAAACTTCACGAAGTAACCCGCTTTACGCTCTGCTTCAGTAAAGATTTTTCGGTTTAATTCTTGCTCCCAATTCACCACCCATGGCATCACGCTGAATCGAATAAACTGGATTGTCTGTTCGGAGATGTTGGAAAATGTCGCTTTCTCCAAATCATTGATCATGTGTGCTGGAACATTAAAAATACCGGCAATCTCTGAACGATTAAGTTTCATCATCGAAAGAAGCTCGGTATCGACTGGTGACACGGTCAAAGCCTTATAATCAAGCTCAGCAGGAAGTAATATTGTTTTATTTTCTTCGCTTCTCAGCTTTTCTTGTGCGGTTTGCCACATCTTTTTAAAATTTTCCCACGCGTTGCTATTCAGTGGCGTCTTAACCGAAAGAATACCTGCAGGACGAGCATTTCCACCGAAGAACCCGCTCGCAAATTTTCGAGCGTCCAACCCTAAGCCAATCGTCTCAGCATGAGTTTGGATGACTGATTTACCTGTTTTTATTGATGGCCCGAGTGACTTGATGTGTAAAACATCATCTGGAGATAGGCTCATTGTCTTATCGTCACCGTAGTAAGCGTAAACATAGCGACTTCCGTTTTTAAGCAACTGCACTTTCCACGGCTCTAATGATTCAAGCGAGACAACTCCACCGTTTTTATCACGAACAATATGGATATAAGCATTTCCGTACAACAAAACAGAACTTTGTGCATATTCGCGCAATTTATAAGACGTCTGCCAAGCGTTAGGGCTATCATGTAGAAGGTAATATACTGGATGATCTTTTACTGTTTCTACTTTATCACCGCTCTTACACTTCACGTGCAGTGGTAATTGTGCGACCGAACTCGACAACACGTAAACACAAGCATAAACAGCAGATAACTTCATCGCCAAATCAGGACTAACCGATTTAGTCGGCTGCATTCCGAATATTTCTTCGTAAGCTGATTCAGCACTTAATGGCACCGCTGGATTCTCAAGTGAACGAGTGCTAAATAATTTATCAAAAATCATTGTTTACCTCTCGATGCCAAAATAGTTAAAAGCAGTAATAATGCCCCACTGCCAATTAATGCAATATCTGCCCCATATTTGAGATACACTCCATAAGACATCAAGCCAAAGCCTGTTAGACCTAAAAGATCTAAAATGACAGTTCTCATAGTTCTAATACCTCATTTGGGAAAAAGCTTTCATCATCAGTGCTCAACATAATGCGACCTATTGCCATCATTAACGCCACCGCTCCGTCTATTTTGTTTTCAGGAATTTCTTTAATTGGGCGCACAACATCATCATTCCCTGGAACCGTCTTGCCAACCACGTTACCAATACACCACGTCATAATTGGATTCCCGTCATGATGGAAACGACCTGATTCAATTGCCGCTTCCAATTCTTTCATTGGGTCGGATAAATTAGTGTAATTTTGTGTAATGGTTATAGGATTAAGCCCTTCATCGGCTAAGTTATGGCTGATTGCTATCGCTCCATGCGGGTCAATTGCAACACAGGAAACTCTATGCTCTTGATTGGTATCTTTGATGACTTCTTCGATTTCTCGATAATCAACTTCCGCACCATCTGTTGCAGTTAAATGCCCACTGTTTACCCATTTTTGATATTTGTCCACCACTCGTTTTAAAGCGGTATCAGTGTTATAGATAGTATCTTCCGGAACGAAGAATTCTGGAGCAATACAATAATAATGCCGCTTACCATCAATAACCCGCGCAAAAACTTTAACAAGCGAGTTCATATCAAGCTTACGCGCCATATCAAGGCCAAGCACAACATCATCACCTTGGAAATCTTCAAGTGATAATGTTTCATCCTTGCAGTTTTCCCAGCTCACCATGTTGAAATAGCTTTCTTTCGCAGACACCCATACATTCAAGTGTTTAGTCTTGAAAGTATTGGTTAGACGTGCATTATTAATTGCTTTGTTTTGCTGACTAATTAGGTAGTCACCATACACTGACACATCAAAGTTTGGATTTGCTTTACGTAATACGCTTTCATCTGTCCAATCATCATCTTCATCAATTGTATAGATGATCCCAAATAGCTCGTCATTAGGAATTGCACCGGATAATTTTTCAATTACTTCTCTGCGTTTGTCGTAACAAGGACCTTCGATGTTATAACCTGCAGTCGTAATGATAAACATAAGCGGTTGTTTACGCGCCCCCATACCAGTCAACATTGTGGTATATAGCTCATCATTCTTATGCTCATGGTATTCGTCCACTATCGCACAACTAGGTGATGCACCATCACCAGGTGAACCAATAAGCGGTTCAAAACGAGAACCATCAGCAGGACGGTTTAAGTTAGAGGCATTAACTTCAATACCAAAAGTCGAGCAAAGAAGATCGGTTTTCTTACACATCAATCGAGCAGGACGGAAAACTTCCCATGCTTGTTTTTCTGTGGTCGCGCCTGAATAAACTTCAGCGCCAAACTCATTATCCATGCAGAACATATACAAGCCGACACCGGCAGAAATAGCTGATTTACCGTTTTTGCGGGGTACTTCAACATAAACTTCACGGTAACGACGCAGATTGTCGCTTTTACGCAACCACCCGAAAGTATTTGCCATAATGAAGAGTTGCCACGGTTCAAGCGTGATATTTTGTCGTTTTGATGCCCACTCGCCTTTTGTGTGTGGCAGATATTGAATGAATTTGCACGCTTTTTCGGCCTTAACTTCATCAAAATAATAAGGAAATTTAACCGCACTTTGATTTTCTAAATCATCAATGAACTGCTGACAGGTTTTTACAATAAATCGGCATGCGGGAATTTTGCCAGCAATAACATCTTTGGCATACTTAATTGCCTTTTTTACATTATCTGTCATTGCATTAACTCCGCGAATGGATTGTGATTTTGCTCATCTACCTTACCTATCAATCGTTGTCGACTGCTTGGGTCAAGTCCGAGCAACGCTCCGAATGTAGTCATCTGTTTCAACGCTTCATTCAAAACAGTAAAAGCAGGATTTTTCGATAATCCACCATTCCCGTTCTCAACAAACGTGCCGTATTTTTCAACATCTTTACAAGCACGATTACGATTCTGATATGCAATGCAATAGTTTGTCACTACTTCAAGATCGGTTTGGAGTAGAACTCCTTGGGATAGTAATTCTTTTAGAATAAAGGCCCACATTTTTTTACCATCAGTATTAAGCTGAGATGGCGGTGGGGTGTTTTCGTTAAACGGACTGAACTCAGGCTCGTCTTTATTTAATTTTCTTTTACCGGGGTTGCCGCGACGCTCTTTCACTTTCGTCGGAGTGGGCTTTCTTCCTCGCCCCGGCGTTGTTGCTATTCCTGTCATTTGGCGTTTACCCTAAATTTTTAATTTCGCGGTTGTAAAAATAGAGTTAGGTTGGCGGTTTCGATAGGCAAAACCTATAGAGATTTTACTACCCCCTCCCCTTACAAAAACAACCGCACTTTAAACACTATTTCAAGCGTTCTCGCGCTGTTTTGAATTTATGGCATGAATTACATAAACTTTGTAGATTAGTTAAGTCATCACTACCACCGTGAGCCTTAGGAGTTATATGGTCAACAGTTGTAGCTGTTACAAACCGACCTTGCTTTAAACATTCTTGGCACAAATAGTTATCGCGAACTAACACGATAGATCTTATTTTTCGCCATTGAGCTCCATAACCACGCTGAGACGATGTCTTTCCTTTCTGATGTCTTTGCCAACCACAACCTTGATGTTCATCACAATAACCATTGCTGTTGATTGTTGTATTCTTACAGCCTTGCTTTCTGCATGCTTTAGGTATTCTTGCTGGCATAGTTCCCACCAAAAGAAAAAAGGCGAGTATTGTCACTCACCTTTATTTACTTAACTTCTCTATTTGCCACTCCCGAATTTTATCAATACGGTTTAAGCACATATCACGTTCGCGTTTTAAGATTACCGCGTACTTTGTTACATCACCATAAGTATCACCAGCAAATACCGTCTTATCTAAATGAGCGGTCAACGCTGCAGGTAATTGAGAACAACTCACTACAACAGGTTTACTGGCGCAAGAACTCAATAACATTGCTAGGAGCACTAGTATTAAAAGCACTGCTAGTTTTAACTTGTTTCGGTATAGATTTGATAACTGCATCTGATTTACTCCTTGCATCTGACTCCACCTGACTTAGCTCAAATGTGAGCTGTCTATTTCGCTCAGCATCTTCTTCTAATCGAGTGATCGTTTGACTTTGTGCAGCAATTGTTTCTTGGTGTGTTTTTATCTTTCCATTCAACCCATCAATAGTTGCTGACTGATGATTAATCCATCCACACAATGCAAGAATTACAAACGCAGAAACAACGGAGCACACCAATAAAACCTTTGTGAATCCGTTACTGATATATTGCCCGATACCAATCATGTTAAACCCCATAATAAATAGCGGTGCGGTTTAGGCTCTTTTGTTTACGCTTTCGCCATCTGATTTAATAGCTCCCATAACCGCACCGGCTAACCATGCACATAACAACTATACTTTATTGACTGGAGATAAACATAAATCACGTTCCCTTAATCTTCGCTTTAATATAGATTTATGCACTTTACCATTCACCCTGGAATAATTAGGGAAAGCATTACACATGCGAATAAAATCTTTATCAATTGCAGCTTTATAAAGCTGAGTCTTTTTAAAACGACCACTCTCTCTATCTAGGTAGAACCGAGAACCTTGACACCCAATGTTAAAAATTAATGAACCCAAAGCATCTATTTGATTTTGATTCATTTCATTGTATGGATAGTAATCAATAATGCACTTACTAACCTTGCGCAAATCTTTTGCATACTGATCTGCTATTTCTTCATTGGTATACGTTTTACCAATAATTACATTAGCTCCACCAGTAGTAGCCGCTCCGATACCAAATGTCCACTCTTTTGCTGCACATTGATACGGATTAGTTCTACAACCTTCTTCATCACCAGTTTCACGTGCGCCATTCTTAGAAATTATAATTCCCGATGAACGATTTTCAGAGTCATATACCAATCCAACAATTACACTAACTAAACAAACACCAAAAGCACTAGCTTTTTTGAGTTTTGACATTTTTATCACCCTGTATCATTTCACCGTTTTTATCACGAACACCTGCTCGAATTTCTTCGAGTTCTAACATTCGTTTTTTATAACGAGATTCACGTATATAACCGCATATAGTGACAAGAACACCAATTAAAATAGACCATTCAGACAGAGTCAAAGCTCCGAATAAAGCAGTTAGCCAACCATAAGCCTGAGACTCTACAGGCATGTCTTTAAGAACTTGCATTTATACCACCGTTTTTTTGGCAATAAAAAACCCCGACCGTTTCCGATCAGGGCTATAAAATTTACTTATTGCGTTCGCTACGCGCTAAAACCGCAACTTATACTTTATACTACAATTTTACTTGCAAGCTGTCAACAAAATAATTCAAAAAATAAATTAAAAATTTTTAATTTTTTAAAAAAAGATGTTGACATAATTATTTCTGAGCCTCATAATAGGCTCATCTAAACAAGAGATGGCTATGGAGCCGCTAACTAATAAGCCTAAAGGAGGCGATTATGACAACTCAAACTATCCAAATCACAAAACCACAATTAATTGGTTCAGAAAAACAAATTAACTGGGCTAATGACATTATCAACAACATCATTTCAATCTTGGGTGAAATTGAAATCCCAACTGGCGCAACTGAAGAGCAAATCGCACAAGTGCAAAAAATTGTAGACACTTTCTTCGGCGAAACAAAATCAAGCGCTTGGATCGAGCACTATAAACAATTTACATCTCAAACGCCAAAGAAAACAGTATACACAGCAGTTATGGTTGGCTGGTACGATTTTGTAGATGGGAAAATGGTTTACCGTAATAAAAAATAAAAGGGGGGGAAAAATGAACTACAAAGAAATTATGTACACAGTCGGCGAATTAGTGAGATGTATCTACGGCTCTGATGTACCAGCTAATGTACAAAACACCATTATTAGATTCCCAGCTAAAGGCGTTGGCTTGATGAGCCAGCGCGGGGATATTATCAACGCGCCAGACCAAGATGAGGTTATGCGCTTAATGGATAAAATCCCTAGTGATTTAGTTGACCCTAAAGAAAAAATGGAATTTGAAGCTCAAGGTGCGTTTTGGTTAGGTTACTATCATTACGCAAAGATAACAGACGATGTCGCAAACTATGGCGCTAACGAGTTATCTGTAGTAGGTAATGCCTTATACGGCGACCAATGGCAAACTGCTCTATCTAGAGATCTTAATTTATCTAGCCCTAGACGTATGCGCGCTTGGATTTCTGGTGAGCGTAAAATCCCTACTGGTGTCTGGTTTGATATTATATCGCTATTAAAAGCGAGACAGTTAAAAATTGAAGAGATTATTAAAAAACTAGCATAAATAAAAATGGCGCTTTAATTGCGCCTTTTTTTATTATCCTAGAAACATAAATTTGATTTTAGCGGCAACGAAAGCACCTTTTAAAAATCTAATACCTTGCGCACGCTCTCGGTACATCTTAGCTGGTGAGATGTTAAGGGCGTTGCAAATCTCTCTCTCGCTTGCTTGTTGTACGTATAAGCCCATTACTATTTGATATTGCAATAAGTTGTCATCGTGTAGGTTAATTATTTGAGTCTCTACTTTTAAACACTCATCATCGGTTAAAAACTTGATATAAGCCTTTCTCGCAGTCGGCAGCACAGGGATTGAAATTGTTGTGCTTGGATATTCTGTTCCAATTCTATCACGACCCCAGCAATTACCCCATTTTTCTAAAATTCGCTCAACGCTATAAGTCATTTACCACCTCACTAATCGATACAAAAACCTTTCCACCCTTGACTACACATTTGCGTACAATTCGCAAATCATCAATAACACTATCGTCCACCAACACGCCCGCTTTCACTAACGCGTCTAATAATGATTTAAAAAGATTATCCAAATCACGCATTCTTCTATCCGGCATAAATGCTTCCACCACTACTGCAGCACGAATACCAGCTGGAAATCTTGCTGAGCGTCTTGTCATCCAGGCGACCTGTGCTGCATAAGCGCGTCCTTTCGCGCTAATTAATGTTTTCCCATTTACTCTGCGCCAATAGGTATTCACAGAAGGTGGAAATGGTAGTTCAAGTGTTATCGTTGTCATAGAAATCTCACTTTAAAAAAGACCGCACTTTTGATTGTTAAACTATTAATCAATCACTAATGCACCAATCTTGATGGAGTATAAAAAGAACTTATGCCAAAGCTCTATTTGTGAACCATACTTTTCTTCAAATGCTTTTACGTTTTGATGTAATTCATTGTGATGAATTCGGCAAAGCGGAATGCAATCCAAATCATCTGCTTTACTTCCCATCACACCATTACCATGGCCAATTAAATGATGTGGATCATCTGCTTGTTTACCACAACACACACAAGGCTGAGTTTTTACCCAACGTAACCATTTTTCAGAACGGATATATTGTGGCTTTGGTCTTGCCATATATTGAAGTGGAGGATCATCATCTGCTTTTAAATTTAAAATGGCTTTATCTAAACGGTCCATGTGATAAATAAGAGGATCTTCGAAACGCGTAGAACTTTCTTTATTGTCTCGTTCGTAATTTTTAACACTAAAAACCTTTCTTAATAACGCATCACTCAATAAACGTTGAAGTCCATTCTTAAAACAATACAGCACTAAATCTGATTCTGTTAAAGGGCGAGCATGTTTTAAATCCACTTGGATTTTTGCAATGATTGCTTGCTCTATATTTTGCTCCACCACCAACGTTGCTTTTTCCGCATCATAGTTTCCCTTACGCATTTCCGTATCATGGTGCCAACAAGTTCTAATAAAACCGTCTAAGTGCGGAGTAATTGTTAATTCTTTATGGCAGTATTCACCATCACTCAACTGACAATGCTTAATACTGGCCACAAAATTCATCAACGCTTTTTTTGTAAGTAATTTTGACCGCACTTCCTTATTTTTTAAGAAATCCACCACCAACGGTGGAAATTCTTCACTAATAGCCCCTTGCCAATTAACTACACCCGATTCCCTATGTTGTAATTCAGTAGGCTCTGGCATTAACACCATTCTCTTCGTCATTACCTGTGCAGCATTGCGCGGAATTCTAAACATCATTAAACCAAGGTCTGATTGTTTATATGGTGTCAACAACAATACTTGCATTAATGCCCCCGCAACGATCCTTTAATGCTTGCAATAATCTCTGCTTGACGTGTTTTTGAGACTGGCATAGATGTTGCTTGTGCTGGTAATTGTTTTGTTGGCTCCGGTAACACTTCACCATTTTTTAAACGATCAGCCATATTGCGTAAGGCCTGTTTAATTTCTTTGCGTAACTGCTCTACCGACCAAGTGTATCTGCGACAACGACAATACAAATCAGTGATCAACCAATATTCCACGGTAGAATTGAATTTAAATTTATCTACATCAGCCATGCCATAACGTTGAAAACTGGCTAAACGCTGTGCTAATTCTTCTTCTGACGGTAAATCCATCGGAATTTTGCACCACTCGATGAAATCAAACAGGTTTGGAAAATAATCATTTCTTGCTGCACGAACTCTTGCTAATCCACGCTCTAACATATCCACAGATAAAACATCATGATTCACTAGCTCTTCAATCCAAATAAATTTTGCTTCTTCCAATGCTTCGTCTGTTGGGTAGTTATAGCGCCAACGGTTGCAGTAAGCACACAAGCGATTAAATAACTGATTCACTAATTCTGAAACATGAGTATTTAAATCAACCCCTGAAACGCAATTTTCTTGTCTGATTGCCACGTTCATTTCAACATCCCCATTTTGCGTAGTTTTTCCGCTACTTGCGGATTACGAATTTGAATTTGTCTGCCCTTTGCCCAATCGGTGCTTTTGCTTGCTGGGTTTGGTGCACTGCCTTTCGGTTTTAACATCGTGCCATCAGCCATTACCCAAGCACCGTCTCGCATTTCTGGTCTGCCCTTGTTATCCCAACGTTCTGAGCCAACAACATACTCACCGAAGTTTGTTGGACGGAAAATCGTACTTGGTCGGAGATACTCAACCATTTTCGGATCACGGCCCCATTTCGACACGAGATAATCCACCACACGTTTACACACACCCAAATCAAATTCAGCTAATCGAGCGCCAATCGCTTGTTTTGTTTTGTCAGTGAGCTTGTAGCCTGTTGGTTTACGTTCGCCTTGTTCTTCAGCGAGATTTGCCAATGCCATGTTCAAATAATCCAACACAACTTGCTCAGCTGGGGGGACTATAGGGGGGTTATTTATATTTGTTTTATTATTTGTTTTTGTAGGGTGGCGTTTTTCGCCACTGGTAGCGGTGGCGTTTTCCGCCACTGGTGTCGTGGCACTTTTCGCCACTGGTGGCGCTTTTTGTAACTGGTGGCGTTTTTCGCCACTGGTAGCACTTTTCGCCACTGGTTTGTTTTCAACGTTAGGAAGGTCTTTCACTAAATAGAATTCAGTCGTTCTTCCAGCGGTTTTAACAGTACGAATCAAACCAACTTCTTCAAGCTCTTTAAGGATTTCATAGATAGTCTTATCTCGGTTAATACCAGTGAATTGTTTAAATTGCTCAATAGAAATAAAATCACTCTCTTTCTGCCAACCAGTCGTTTTACGAGCCACCAACAAATAGGCTTTTACAGCGTTACCAGAAAGGGCAAACATCACTTCATCTACAAAAGCATTAGGGATCTGAAAAGAATTAGGGATAAATTTGCTCATAGCATTAACTCCGAAGCGTAACGTTGTGCGATCCATTGAATACCTTTCGATGTCACGCGAGTTTGTGTAAAGTTGTGACCGTGCTCTGCTGTACCAGTTTTTACTGTAAATAAGCCACGGCTTTGTTTGTCTGAATATGGAATAAGATTGCCTGATTGACGATATAACGCTTTATCACGCTCTAGTGCAGCAATCATCGCTTTCTCTGGCATATTTAAGATTTTTGCCGTTTCGCGTAATGATTTTGTTGTGCCAATATCAACGTAAAGATCCACAAAGTCCGCTTTAGGTTTCATCGCCTTGTTCTCTAACGCTAAAGCTTGTTTCTCTTTCTCTGATGCCACCAACTGCTCTAAAGCTTGAAGATAATTCTGCGGTAAAAGTGCGGTCGGATTTTGTTGGTTTTCTAACTCTTGCCAACGATCAATAACTGCCGCTGTAAATTCCGGTGAAAACTGAGCAACTAAAATATAAGTGTCGCGCTTATTCAAAAAATACTCATAGTAGATTTGACCATTCTGTGGGTGGGTGTACGGTTTCGGCTGATACCCCCCAATAACACCTTTTGAAATAAGTGTTTCAATGCTTTTACACACGTCACTATGTCTAGAATTAACAAGTTTTGTTATTTCTCGACTGCTCATTGTTAATGCTCTTGCATTTTTATCATTAATCGGTAATAATTCATTCATCTTGTGAACTCCTTGTGAGTGTAATTAACCACGGTGGCCGCCGTGGTTTTTTATTGCCGTTTATTAAGTGAAATCACACACTCAATAGAATGTTGTGTTGCAGATAAATGTTTATTTAATAAATTGCGGATCAAATCTTCTTCACTACTGGTAATCTCACCATCAGCAAGTGCTCTTTCTAATGCTTCAAATAACAATCCACGAGCTGATAACTCATGTAATTGAATATTTGCCATTTCTACTGCATCTAAATCATCTGCACAGGTATCTGGTACAAAACGTCCACCAGCTGAACGGCATAATTCTTCAATAAATTGTGTGCAACCATATTCAAGCTGAATAGCGATCAACTCTTCATTTTTGAACCGTTGGCCCTTTGTTTGATAAAGACGATTATTTAATTCACTTTCAGTAAATCCTAAGAATCCAGCTACCGCACTTTTACCACCGGGTATCTGTTCAATCATCTCTATAATGGTTTGTTTCATTGCCATAATTTTTGCCTTATTTTTATGGTTGTCTTTTAGGTAAAGGTTGGTAAATTAATCCCACAAATCAGGACGTAATTCGGATTTCTTAACTTTTCCGTCCGTAAGTTCTTCAATCTTTGCGCAACGTTCCGCAGGCACTTTTTCACGCCACTTGGAAACAGCCCAAGGGGTAAGATTGAAATGTCGAGCCATAGCCGAAATACCGCCCACGATTTCATAAGCTTTTTCTATTGGTAGCATTTTAACCTCTTCATTCTATTTAAAGTAGATGCATTCTACTACCAAAAATAGAATTGAATCAACTATTTTAATTTTGTATCTTCTACCTTTAGTAGAATAAAGGAGTGTCTATGACAGATTTAGCAAGCCGACTTAATGAATTAATGGCTAAACAAGGCAAAAATATTGTGGATTTACAAAAAGCTATTGGCGTAACCTATGAAATGGCTAGACGTTACACTTTGGGCACTGCGACTCCGAGAGATAAAAAAATTGAAGCTATGGCGAAGTACTTTGGAGTTAGTCCTGCTTATTTGAAATATGGCTCTACTGACTCAACTGAAACAAAAGTCACATCAAACATAAAAGAGCTTGGATCCTTTGACTTATGGGATAGAAATACGCCATTAAATAGTGATGAAGTAGCAGTGCCTTTTTATCAAGATGTTCGCCTTGCTGCGGGTAATGGGTTCGCTGACGACATCGCAGACTATAACAATTTTAAATTACGCTTTTCTAAAGCTACATTAAGAAAACAAGGTGTACAGTTTGAAAATGCTGTGTGTGTAATTGCTGACGGTAACTCCATGGAGCCTGTTATTCCGGATGGAACAACAGTGGGGATTGATTTGGGCAATAAAACCATTAGAGATGGGAAAATATACGCAATAAACCACGGTGGATTGCTGAGAATAAAACTACTCTACAATATGCCTAATGAGCAAGTGAAGATCCGCAGCTATAACAGTGATGAACACCCTGACGAAATAGCAGAGCTACAAGACATTTCAGTGCTTGGTAAAGTGTTTTGGTATTCGGTGTTGTTGTAGCGGCTGAGTGGTGGGATATTTTCTATTTATTGTCAATGGGTTAATTTTCGATTGTAAATATTGACAATAAATAACTTATTTATAATTAAAGTTTTTATTGACTATATGTTATCTATTAATGTTATACTAGTGCCACTAAAAGGTAGTTACAAATGTCAAACGCTGACA